AATGCCGGTGCGCGGCGCAGCGTGCGCAGCCAGCCGGATACCACCACCTTGAACCTGTCCTATCCGCTGCTGCACAGCGTCAGCGCGGGCGATGAATATCAGCTCTGGCCGGGTTGCGCGCATACCTGGGACGAGTGCAAAAGCAAGTTCGCCAACGGGCCGGGATTCAACGGCCAGCCGTTCGTGCCGACGCCGGAGACCGTGTTATGACCACGCGCGCCGCCATCATCGCCGAAGCCAGGAGCTGGCTGGGCACGCCCTATCATCACAAAGCGCGCATCAAGGGCGTCGGCGTTGATTGTGCCATGATCCTGATCGGGATATTTGCCGGCGTCGGACTGATTGATGAATTCGAGCCGGAGGATTACCCGCGCGACTGGATGTTGCACCGCGAAGAAGATCGCTTCCGCGACTACGTGCGCCAATATGCGGAACAGATCGACAGCGCTGAAATCCAGCCCGGCGATGTGGCGCTGTACAAGGTGGGTAAATGTTTTGCACACGGCGCGGTCATCATCGGGTGGCCGTTGGTGCTGCATGCCGACTCGCGTTCCGGCAAGGTGACGCTGGCCGAAGGCGATCAGGGCTGGCTGTCAGGCCGTGCGGTCGAGTTCTACCGGGTGAGGGGTATCCAATGAGCTTCGGCGGCGGCGGATCGTTCCATACCGAAGAGCATCGCGCACTCTCGCTGCGCGTCAACCAGTCTGCTTACGGTGGCGCGAAGGCGCGCGTGTGGGGCAAGTTCCGCGTGGCGGGCAACATGCTGGACTATATGGATTTCAAAGCGATCGCGCACACCACGACGCAGTCGTCCGGCGGCGGCAAGGGCGGCGGCGGGGTAGAGTCGTCCAATACCAGCTACACCTACACTGCCGGGATTGTCCTGGGGTTATGTAGCGGCACGATCGCCGGGGTCGGCAAGCTGTGGCAGGACAAGGACATTACCACCCTGGCCGCGCTCGGCTTCACGCTCAAGACCGGCACGCTGCGGCAGGCCGTGTGGTCACACCTCACCGCGAACTACCCGGCGCGCGCCGTCAGCTATTCCGGCATCGCCTATGTGGCTAACAACGCCCTCGATCTCGGCTCTTCGCCCAGCCCACCCAACCTCAGCCTGGAAGTGTTCGGCGAGCGCATCATTCCCGGTGGCGACGATGCTGCGGCTGCCGACATCATCTACGATATCGTCGCCGATCCGCTGGAGGGGGTAGGCCTGCCTGCCGACGTACTGGCGGATACCGCCGACTATGCGCTGTGGTGCACCTCGATGGGCTTGTCGCTTTCCGTCGGTGCTACATCGCAGACGCCTGCACGCGAGTTGATCGCACAACTGCTCAAGGCCACGATGGCCGAGGCTGTCTGGTCAGACGGCAAGACCAAGCTCATTCCTTACGGCGACGAGCCGGTGGGCGCGTGGATACCCGATAACACGCCGGTCTATGACCTGACCGAATCCGATTTCCTCGAAGCGCCGCGCCACAAGCGCACGCAGCCCGCCGACGCCATCAACCGCGTCACGCTCAACTACACCTCGCGCGCGAAGGACTACAACACCGTCACGGTGACGCGTGACGATATGACCGCCGTGACGCAATACGGCCCGCGCCCGGAGACGCTGGATCTCGCCTGCATCACGCGCGACGAGGTTGCGGTAGTCGCCTGCGAATTCTGGCTCAATCGCGGGCTGTACATCCGCAACCAGTGGGAGTTCGTCGTTGACGAGCGCTTCATCCTGGCTGAGGCGATGGATCTGCTCACCCTCACCTTCGGCCCGCAGCATCTGGATCGCGTCGCGGTACGAATAATGGAGACAAGCGACGACGGCACGGGGCGCATCACCATGCTGGTGGAGGAGTGGCCGTTCGGCCTGATCAACGCTGCGGCAATCCCGACACAGGCCATCGGTGGGCACGTTGCCAACTTTAACGTCGCGCCTGGCGCAGTGAATGCGCCGGTGATTTTCGACGCTCCATCGCGCGTCGCGGCGACCGGTTTGGAGGTGTGGGCGGCCGTCGCCGGCACCAGCGATTATTGGGGCGGCGCCAATGTTTGGGTATCCACCGACGCCGCCACCTACAAGCGGGTGGGAGCGGTGCGCGGCAGATCCCGTTATGGCACGCTGACGTCCGACCTGCCGTCCGGTGCAGATCCCGACACGGTCAATTCCTGCGCAGTTGACCTGACCATCAGCCGGGGGGAATTGCTGGGCGGCACGCGTGCTGATGCCGACAACCTGCTGACCTTGTGTTATGTCGGCGGCGAGCTGATCGCCTATGAAACGGCCGAGTTGACTGCGGCAAACCGCTATACGCTCGGCACGACACTGCGGCGCGGGGTCTACGGCACCGACATCGGTGCGCATGCCTCCGGTGCCAGCTTTGCCCGCATTGACGATGCCCTGTTCCGCTATGCCTACGATGCGGGGCTGATGGGGAAAAATATCTGGATCAAGTTCCAGAGCTTCAACATCTACGGCGGCGCTCTGGAAGATTTGTCGGTGGTCGAGGCATACAGCTATACCATCGCCGGGCCGCTTGGCGCTCCGTCCGATGTCACCAGCCTGACCGCCACCGCCGACCGCACCGGCATCGAACTGGACTGGACGGAGATCGCCGATGTAGACCGGATGGATTACGCCATCCTGGAAGGCGGCGCATGGGGTGAAGGCTACAAGTTTTACGCCGGCGATCGCGCGCGCCTCGCGCCTGCCACCGCCGGCAGCCACACCTTCCGCATCAAGGCGAGGGACACTACCAAGCATCTGTCCCTCGTTGAAGCGACCGCCACCGTAGTCATCTCCGCACCCGGAACACCCGCGCCGCAGGCCGCCATCGTGGGCGGCGAGGTGGTGATAACTTGGGCGGATGCCACCACCACGCATCAGATCGCCAGCTATGAGACGCGCTACGGCGCATCGTTCGAGGTCAGCACTTTCGTCGGGCAGAGCGCGTCGCTGGAGCAGACGGCGACGCCGGACTGGGTGGGCACGCGCCGCTTCTGGGTGCGCGCCACGGACATCGCGGGCAACATCGGCGCGGCAGGTTATGTGGACGTCGCCATCGCCGTCCCCGCCGCCGCCGCGACCTTCACGCATCAGATCATCGGGGTCAAATGCCAGCTCGATTGGACAATGCCGGTCGGCAATCTGCCGGTGGGCGAGTGCGAATTGCGCTACGGCGCGAGCTGGGCGACGGGCACTTATCACAGCCGCGTGGCTGCCACCGGACAGCGCGTGTCGGTGGATTGGTTGGGCGCGCGCACCTGGTGGGTCGCCGGCATAGACAGCGCCGGGAATTACGGCACGGCAACATCGGTGGCCGTGACCATCAACGCGCCCTCCGCACCCTCGGTCTCCGGCTCGTTCGTCGGCGAGGATGCGCGCGTCGGTTGGACTGTGCCGACTGCCACGCTGCCGCTGGACTATTACGAGGTGCGCCACGGTGCATCGTTTGCAGCGGGTACCTCCATCGGCACCATCAAGGGCACCAGCCTGAACCAGATCGCGTCGTGGTTGGGCGAGCGTATCTATTGGGTGGCGGCAGTTGACCTGAATGGCAACGTCGGCACGGCAGGCAGCGTCTCGATGGTCGTGTCCGCCGCACCCGCACCGACCGTTACCGCGCAGGTGATTGATAACAACGTGCTGCTGTACTGGACGCAGGTGGCCGGCACGCTGCCGACCCGAACCTACGAATGGCGCAAGGGCGCGAGCTGGGCGGCGGGCGAGGTGATCGGTACCAAGTCGGGCGGATTCACCAGCGTGTTCGAGACCGTGGCTGGCGTCTATACCTACTGGTGCGCGGCCATAGACAGCGCCGGGAATTACGGCACACCCGGATCGGCGGCAGTCACCGTGGCGCAGCCGCCCGATTACATTCTGAAAGCAGATTACGACTCCGACATCTCCGGCACCAAGTCGAAGATGGTGCAGGACGTTGACGGATCATGGGTCGTGCCGGTCAACACCACCGAGACCTGGCAGACGCACTTCACCGCGCGGTCGTGGACCACTCCGCAGAATCAGGTTGACGCCGGGTACCCGTATTTTGCCCAACCGAACGACACGCCTGGCTATTACGAAGAGACCATTGACTACGGCACGCTGCTGGCCAGCAACCGCATCACCGTCACCGCCACCGCACAGGACATCGTCGGCGCGGTGGCCAAGACCTGCACCATCAGCGGGTCGGTGGACGGTGCCGCGTGGACAGACTACGCCGACACCTGGCAGGTGTATGCCACCAGCTTCCGCTACGTCAAGGTGCGCGTCACCTTCACCGCGCCGGGCGCCACCGACCTGATGCGCTTCACCGGGCTGAATGTGCGGCGGGATTCCAAGCTCAAGACCA